ATTTAGATGTTTGTAAGTGTTGTTTTAAATTTTGCTTCCATTCTACTGAAGCACAGTTTAAAGATAAATAATGAGGGAACACTAGAAAATTTTGATTAATTGTTGCCACACCTAAATCTGGATTAGCATTTCTTTTATCTACTATAGGCTGAGCCCAGTTGTAGTAGTCATCTAAATAAGGAGCATTTAAAAACTGTACTGTATTGGTAATATTAACTGCGTATAAAGAAGGACATTCAAAAAATAATTTATTAACATGTTCATCTATTTGTTCCCATGTATTTCCTTTTACAGGCTTTCTAATCCATTCATTAACTTTATCATATCCATCTACTGACATGCCTAATGATACATGTTTAAAGTGTTTCCAAATATCATCATACCATGTCTCAAACATAGAACAATTTGTATTATAACTAATATGAATATTCTCTGCCACACCTTCTTCTATTAATCTTTCTAAAAATTTCCAATGGAAAGGCATCATAAATGGCTCTCCTCCATTTATGTACATATACTTTAATGTGTCTTTGTGTTCTAGTATTTGTTCTATCTTTTCTTCATTGAACCATTGATACTCTTGATATGTTTTAGGATCTGCATTTACAAAATCTAATTTGTTTTCCCATTGTTTATATTCTTTTGCTAGTGATGAGCTGGAATCAGGATTACACATCATACATTTAGAGTTACATAAGTTAGACATTCTTAGATCTAAAAACTCTAATCTTGGCTTGTATATGTTTTGTCCCCATCTTTCTATTTCTGTTTTTCTTCTTGATTTACCACCTCTTTCCTCAATCTTATAACAGTTGTGGCAAGCAGCTGGTTTTATTCCTTTTAACATTTCATTTCGAGCATCAACGACACTACTGTCTAACCACATCTCTGAAACACTATTTCTAGACAAATTCATCATATCTCTTGGAGCGGATCTATCTCTGTAAAAGCCATCATTAGGTGGAAACATTTCTGACACACAGCACAGACCAACATGGCCGTTAGGGTGTAGGTTCATATGATTGAAAGGTAAAGGACAATACACATCAGTCACATCTTTTATTGGTATTCCGTTTATAGGTTTTGTTAATACAGCGCCGTTTCTAAATTTATTATCTGTTGACATCTGGTGCCTCTATATCGTTATACCAGTCTAAAAAATAGTCTGGAAAAACTTCTATTGTTCTATCTCTTCTTTTATCATATTGTGTATAGAATCTTTTAAAGTCTCTTACATTAGCATCTCGGCTGTCATCATGAAAATCATGTCCTTGTTTAACAACCTTAATATAGTTAATTAATCTTTCTATATCTCCTTTTTCCATGGCGTTCAACATGTTGTCTGTTTTATTTGTGTGGTACCACATTTCTATCTCACTAGCCAATCTTTCTCTTATATGATCTGGCAATGTAACTAGAGCTTGACACGCAGGAAATCTTAAAAAGTTAATACTTATTCCTATGCTTTTATGTTTATATTTGTTTTTCCATATCATCATTTGATCTAAGAAATCTGTAATTCCAAATAAGCACAATGCGTTTATAGTCATCATAACAACCGTTCTTCTGATGTTAGACTCTTCAAAGACTCTTTCCATATTATGACACCAATAGTCATAGTCTAGTCCCCATCTAATATACTCTGCTTGTTTGCCTATTGTTTCGTTACTTGTAAATAAAGTAAGGTTGTGCATGCCCCACGAAGCGTCTATTAATCTATCTATTAACGCAGGTTTAGCTCCTAAGTTAGAATTTAATCCTACTTCAAACTTATGTCCTTCTTCTTTACATCTATCAAAAAGTTTCCAGACATCATCTGACATTAAAGGCTCACCACCTGTTATTCTTAGTGTTCTTAGTCCTTTAGAAAGTTCTGGCCACCATTCCCACCAGGCTTTTGTATAAGGATTTTCCATTCCTTTTAATTTTTCGTAAGGATTGTTTTTGTCGCCATCTATACTAAAAACATTACCGCCTTCTGTTTCCATTCCATAGGCACCATTCTTTTTAATATCTTTACGCCACTCTGTACTAAAGTCTGCGTTACAATAACTACAAGCAAAGTTGCATGTTCTAGAAAAAGAAACTTCAATAGTAGGTGGCACTACTCTTTCTGTATGAGGTGCCTCCGCCCACTTTCTCATCTCTTGAGGTGTAAATTGTAATGACTTATAAATTCTATCTGAAACATAATCAGGACCCATGTCTTCTACTTTCCAACAGTACTGACATTCTTTAGGCCTTTCTCCTGTCTGCATTAGACGTCTTTGTTCCATTTTGTGATTTGTATTGTGTAACATACTAGGATCTTTTGCAATATCCTCTACACTTATATCATGTGGTCTAGGGTGATGGCAGCTTGTAGTTTTTCCACTATGTAACCATATTGTACTGTTACCCCACTTAGCACCACAGAAAGACGGGGACTTACTATTTAAAGTAATGTCTCTATATTCTATTAAATTTTTTGGATCTTTACTATCCATAATAATTATCATCCATTAAATAACTTAATTCGGGAAAAGTATCACAGAAGTTCTTGTTGCGTCTCTCATCCAACTGTTTTATATATAAGCGCATATCATCGTACACTACGGCGGGTTGAGAGTCATTACGCATAAATTCTACTAACCTTTCCATTTGATCTACTTCCTCTAAGTAAAAACATTCTTCATCTTTTCTAGCTTCTGTTAATTTGTTTTTGTGCATAAAGTCTAACCACAAATCTCCGTAATATTGTTTGTCTTCTTTACTGATTAAAGAAAGCATTAAGGGTCTAGGCCATCTTAAATAATTTAACATTAACCTAGTTCTAAATACATGTTTTGTAGGTTGATAAATGGAACCCTTTGTTCCTCTCATCTTTTTAATCTCTTCTAAAAAGCCTAACAAGCTAGGAGCACTTGTAAGATTAATTGTTGTCATAAAATGTATTCTTGTAGAGTCAGGTGTGTTGTCTAATATTTTGTAACAGTTGTCTATAAACTCATCATACACCATACCCTCTCTTGTATACTCTGCTTGTTCGCCTGTGTTTTCAAAACTTGTATAAACATCAAAGTACTTAACTTTGCCTTCTATCTCTTTAACATTTTCTATCATTTTGTCTACAAGTTTATCAGGAGCATTGCAGTTTGTATTAACAGCAAATATAAGATCTGGATTAGGATTTTCTTTTATATAATCAAATACTTTCCATGTGTCTTTACTTAGTAATGGCTCTCCTCCTGTTATTCTAAATGTTTCTAATGTAGGATATAATTCAGGCCACCATTCCCAAAAAGCATTTTTGTAAGGATTATTTTCTTTGTGATGTATAGGAAGTTTGCCTTCAGACTTTAACCAATCTAAATTGTTTAGATTAAATTCTGTTTGTTTCATATCCCCGTGTCTGCGTATTTCATCTTCCCATCTGGAACTTGCCTCGGGACTACAATATATACATTTAAAATTACATGTGCTATCAAATGCTACTTCTACATAAGTAGGATCAAAGTTTTCTCCTCTGCCAGATGCTTCAATTTTAGGTATGTGAGGTAAAGACCACGAATATGAGGATTTGTAAACTCTATCACTAATGTGTTCAGGGTTTTGATTTTCTACTCGCCAACAATAATCACATTCTTTTGTTTGTATGCCTTGTAACATTTCCTCTCTGGCTAACATTTTATGTTCTGTATTGTGTAAGCCTTTAGGATTGTTTTTTATGTCTGATAGTTTTATTTTGTGTCTTGAGGGGTGGTGGCAAGAATGTGTTTCGCCACTATATAATAGTATTGTAGATTGCGTCCATTTGGCAGCACAGAAAGAAGGGCTAACTTCATTAAGCCCTTTCCTTGTTCCTTTTAAAAAATCAAAGTAAGCATTGGGATCATGAACATCTAAGTTATGTTGTGCATGAGGACTATCATCTTTTTCTCTTTTATCAGTTATATCTTCTACTTCAATCTTCTCTGTCATATTGTGTTTTAAAACCTATAGCCATATATCTCTGTAATATTGTTGGCTCATTATTAATATCGTCCCATGGACCTTCATATTCTAAAATATCACTATGTAAACAATTTTTAATTCTACTTATTTCTTTAAATTCATCTAAGTCCTTACAGGCTCTTACATGATCCTGTTCTTCATAGTGATTATTTCCTTGTACAATAAAATATGTATTTTCAGGTATATTATTATACCAGGTATCATATTCCCATTGTGTCATATGTTCTGTACTAGTATTTATTACTAAATCAACATGGGTATCGTAATCAAATGTAATCATATCCCCGTGCCAATAAGCATGTTTTCTTGCACTCCACATTAAAGGTTCTTTATCTTTATCCACGCACATTATTTGACACTTAGGTATTTTTATCTGTAACATGTCTGCTAAGACTCCATACCAAGAACCAAAAATGATAATTCTGTTTGCACTAGGTAAATATGATTTAACCCAATCACATAACCAATTTTTAGAATTTATTTGACTTGGCCAAAAAGCATTAACCATATCAGGATGTTTTCTTACACCCTCCATCCAATCTATTATTTGTTTGTTGTCATATTGCAACATGAGTAATCAACCTATCCTTTTTATGTTCTACTTTACTTGCCTCTTCATGTCCTTCCATAGGAGGCTTTTGTTCGTCTATCATTTCCCAACCCTCTGTATAACAAAGTTCTGCATTCTTTTCTGTCCAGTACGGATCTGCCTCGTCTTCGCTTAGTATTGCGTCAACAGGACATTCGGGTTCACATAACCCACAGTCTATACATTCGTCTGGATTAATAACAAGCATGTTAGGTCCTTCATAAAAACAATCAACCGGACATACTGAAACGCAATCTGTATGCTTACAATCTATACATTTATCATCGACTACGAATGTCATTAAACTCTACCACATTAGTTTTAGGTTTCCAATGAAAACCCTCCTCAAGAACAATTTGATAAATGTTTTGATAAAACTCTGCAATAGGATCTACTTTAAACAAATACTCTTTATTCCATTCTAATCTTTTCCAAGCCTCTAAATCATAAGGATTTCTGGAGGCGCCTTTAAATAACGACATCTTTTTCTTTTGATATATGGCATTCATTGCCTTAGCATTGACATCATGTGTTATATACAGTATCTTATATTTATCTATGCAATACTTATAACATGCATCTAGAAGTCCAAAACCTATTTGTTTTGCTCTATAGTCTTTTAATACATGTAAACGACAAGCTCTTGCTGCTACATCAGGATCGCC